TTGACCTTATGACAACTCCGTAGTTCAATTAAGTGACTTTATTTTACTCTATCGATAGTAAAAGCTTTGATAAAACTGATAACTTTAAAGTATCGGCTTCCAGTGCTGCGATTCCCTGAATTCTTGCGTTTAGGTCAACACGTAGCAGTCGTTTTCCGAGCAGCGCAAACAGCAGCGTTTGTTGATGTAGCATGACGTACGTTAAAGCTCTATCGATCAGTGGCTGTTTGAAGGTACTCGATAGTATAGACTCTAAAACTGTGTCAGTAACGCCAATTTGAGATGCTTGTGAAGAGTAGACGCCAAGATCAACAGCATATTTATCCTCTCCTACTTGTGCATCTAACGTAGCCGCTGCAACTATAATTTGATTGATAAGCGTAGGGGGAACGCCATAATACGTTAGTATCACAAACACTCCATACGATCCCTTTCGTTGATACATACGATAAACGGTCTCAATGTCAAAGTCTACAGGCATATGCTGGTCACACTGGGCGATAGCACGTTGAAGTTTGCTTTTTGGATCAAATGTTGATATACGATCATTATTAAGACCCCACTCTGTTAACATGCGTCGATATTGTAGACTCTGAACTGTGTATGGTGACCTATCAAATCTTGTTAAAGGCTGTAGAATGGTTTTTGAGAAACCAAAGTTTAAGCGATGAATGGGTAGCGACTTGCCAACGGTCCCGCGTAGTAGAGCTATCACGATATTGTAAGCGTTAACGCTTGTCTCTATACGCGCCAGGGGTCCAACTACAGCGGAAGCGAGTATTCGACGCAACATATTCTCCTTACTGTACTCAGCGTACTCACGAGGCAAGGTACCTACGACAGTTGTCTGTGACTCAAGCAATGCCTGCGACTCTTTGAAATTGTCTAAGGTGGTCACTCTCTTCGTGATAGAATCGTAAGCAGAGTCTGAGACGGCGCCTAATGAGTTAGAAATACGTATGACGTCTATGTCAAACTGCCACCCTATATGCTGACCGTAAGAGGAGACTATCATTCTATTATTAAGCGTACCGCCAAGATACATTCTTCCTATAGCCGCCATACATGGCGCTAAGAAATGCAAGCGGAAACAGCCAGCTCGAATTGTCAGATCAATTGGCATCATCATGAATAAGTACTTCCACGTCCTATTTTCATCCATCCCACGCGTTATACTTAAATCTGATATATCTCTAAACATTGTTAACTTTTCTGACGCTGATGAGTGATAAACTGCGGATTTTTCAGTCGCACGGAATTTAACTTGATTAACCGATTTAATGTTTCCATATATTGCTGTATTCTTAAGGTATTCAGCTCCGCCTACGCCTATCATTCCCTTGCGAGCATTAATCTCAAATCCAAGCTTGCCAGCGGTATCGATGTATGAAGCTACGAAAGTTTCGCAGATAAATATAATTTGCTCACGCGTTAATTCTTTATCATATTCCGCAATGAACGTCGAATCATCTCCAAACACGCGAATGTGATATCTAGTTTCAATCACGTTAGAGTCTAGAAGTCCATCACGTCGCGCTTGGATTAGGCGTTTCGAGCATTCCTGAGTTGCCATCTCATGATTCGAAACATTGACGATGTTATTTTGAATCCCAGTCCAGAAAACGCCAGATTTGTTGCCACCCTGTCGCACTAAAACATATCCTAATGGCGTTTGATACTTGTGTCTCGGAGGCGTATTAGTTAATAGCTCATTAGCCATATCTGCGGGAGTCATATCATTGAGAGTTCGTCCACCAGTCAATCTATCATCGCCTATTAGCCCTTTTCGCATAGCGCCCTCAATTATGTGATTAGTAAACTTTTGCGCGATATCAAACGAGCTAACGTCAAGACCGAATATAATCGCTTTTCTATCTGACGACGCAGCTATTATTTCTGGGACTCCAAGATGTGGTACAGCATTGACAATTCCTTGTCCGTATTTCTTGAACAGGGTAGTTCCTTTCCTGGATGAATTCGCCGCTTTGTCTACTTCATAAAATGCTATAGCACCTGCTATGTGATATGCCTGCTTTGTTGGATAGACCGCTCTTTTTCCCTTACCACCTTGCACCATTCTGGAACCGCCAGGAATAATCATATCAACGTTCGTTCGCACGGGTTCACTTAGAATCGAAGCAGCGTTAATCAAGTTAGGTTTCTTCTGTGTTGTCTTTACCTCAATGGTCGACACTACTTTTGACAGATTAGTACCGTCTAATTCTGGCGTACGCTTCTCGATTCTAATGATAGTCGGATTTTGAGTTGCCGAGGACGTAGCTTTCGCGGATGATAACATAGTTTTAAGCACACTCGGTCGTTTAGTCTTTTGCCTGTTCAATTCCGTGATCTGCTGCTCGACTGATTGCGCTAATAAATACTCTAGATTATCTACCTTTTCATATTTAATCCCCTCGTTACTATCAATGAATGAGGATAAAAGATCCGTACCTGAGTATCCGCTAATAGCCTCAAATCTAGTTAAGATCGAAAAATGTCGTTGCGTATCCATAACTAGATCTAACCCATCGGTATAATTAAACTCGTCCAGTTCAGCTGAAGTTAACAGGTTGCCTGACAAACTATTAGCTTTCTTTAGACTATTGATCCTCTTTTCGTCTAAATCTTCATGTAAGTGACGAGCTAGCAAGACGGGCGGACGATCTGACTCATAAGTTCGCTCAATGTGTAACTTGGCGTTAAAGTCGTCGTACTGAAACTTCTTAAATTGGATGCAATGAAACTTTTTACCTAAAGTATGCATAAGTTGTTTCATCGTAGTCGTAGCATTCCTAGTTATTGAAGTGTGGAGAATGGGACCACGTATTATCAACCGACCCAGATTAATGCAAATCCTTTTAAACTTTAGATCTGAAATTTTTGATTCAAAGACAGTCTGAACTAACCTAAGAGTGGATTCCAACACTTTATGAGCTAAAAGGTGACCAACTGTTTCAATAGTCATACCTTCACGCGACATATTATACTCGAAGGTCGCTGCACGTCCGTATGTTCCATAGTACTGTAGTAAATCGCTGCGCACGACTTCAAGCTCTGGTTCTAAAACTACGATTGAATCCCAATTGATAAATAATACACTAAGCAATTCATCTGTAAGCGGCGTCATCCCAGTAGTCGCGACTTCCTCAACGAATCGACGATAGAACCACTTCTTCATATTTACGACGTAAGCACCTTTGTCAGCTAGCTCGATCTCTTTCTCATATTCCGGAGTAGCCATTTCCTCACCATTATCCAAAAGCTCCTGCAACGTCGCCTTCAATTCACCAGATAAAATTGATTCTGTAGTCTCGCCAGTTGGGTCATTGTAGAATGAGAAATAATCTAATACGTTAAAAGATTCGGGAACAGTGTCCATATCCATGTTATCTAGTCGACTAGAATCGCCTGGAAGGTAGAAATTAAAATCGTGTTCGATATTGATGTAGTCGAGTCCATGATATATCTTATGTAAGATTTTTATCTCATCTTTATATCTCAGTAACCACTCATCAAAAGTAACAGGCTTAATCGCACTAGAAACAGGTTTCTTTGAACCCTTCTTCTTTCCGCTCTTTTGTACCTCTTGTGTAGCTTCAGCTAGAACGTAAGTCCATAAAGGCGACAAGTCAGTCATTTTCTTGTCTTCACGCTTTTGATCATGTGACTTCGGAACCGATCGAAGAATAAGACGCGGTAAACCAAGATACTCATAGACATAAAGTGTTTCTGGCAGTAACGGTGATTGTGCAGGCACGGTCGACACCACATCATAAGAATTACGAATACGCTCTCGAGTGACACGTTTAGTCGTAACTTTAGTCTTTGTTTCGGAGCTCGTCAATGAGTCAACATATTTTTCAGTCGTACGCAACTTACCGTGAGTTGATTGGAACTGCTCATCAATGATCTTCAAAAAGTTCTTGACGCCGTCGTCCCGTTGCACCCAGTCTTTGTTAATGCGCACTACCAATTGGTTTACACCACGTTTTATCGATAAGAAGTCTCTTAGACACTGGATTTGGCGCTCTGAAATAATAACTTGTAAACTAGCTTCGACATCACATAGTCTTTTTAGAACGGCACCAACATCATTAAGTTCAACGTCATGAAGTGAATCGTGTAGTTCAGTCAAATCAAGCTCATCACTGTATAGATCGGTTGACGACAATTTTGCTACAAATGTTGAAAATAACGGTGACTTCTTTTCCTCTGTTTTAATCTTTTTAGTGTGTTTAGGTTGATCAGTGAAGTCATTAATCTGAGAACTAGTCTCGTTTTCAGAAAGTTTGTTAGTTTCAGCGTTAAGAGAGGCCGCGTTAGCATCTAAATTCGCACGTAGAGTTTTATCTTTAAGTGTAAGTCTAGAAGAAGCCAATTGAGCTTTACGGATAGCTGCC